AAAGCTGCAATAACGCTTGAATCTCTTGTGGCTCAAGTCTTGCACCCATAAAGTCACGATTGACAAGGCTGCTGCCAGCTTGTGACTCCTGCAAGTAATCAGCGTGAAACCGCAGGCAGTTGTCGATCATGTCCTGCATCTGCTGTGCCACCACCATCATGGTGCTGTCGCCTTGGCTTCGATCAATTCGCTTTGATTCGGCAGTTTCTGCGCTGAGCTTTGCACCCATCACAGCAGCAAGGCCAAGGTCATTGATCTGCGAAACGATCTGATCAAGCCTGCGGAACTGCGCGTCATAGCTGTTGCCAGCCGGTTCGATGTAGCTAGCCGCCGCTCCCTCGGGGAGGCTGAGTGCTTCGCCTGGGCCTGCACTGATTTCTTCTGCTGCTGCAGGGAAACCAAACAACGCAAGCATCGGCACTGCACTGATGTGCAGTTGATTCCCAAGATCAGACTGAACCTGATAGTGCTGCAGATTTAGCTCAGCAATATCGGCCAGCGGTGGGAATGATTCCAAAACACCAACGCGGTTGGAGTAGGCAACGCTGAACGGGATTTCGCTCAAGCTTGTTGTGCCTTCATCAACAACACGGAAGTCACCCTTTTGATCTTTTTGGAAGATCTCAAATGCGCCGGGGGTCAAGACACGCACCTGTTCAACTTGCTTTTCGCCATATAAACCATCAGGCACGACGATCTTTTCAGAAAGACGAAGTTGCGTCAGTTTCTGTTGCCCATCAGCCATTTCAGTGCGCCAACCGAGTATGTCGCGCGGAGAATATTGAATCCAGTAGGGACGGCCATTGTCGCCGGACTTTGGCGCATCAACAAGAACGCCGACGTGCCCGTAGCGGATGCAAATGCGCGACGTGTTGTAAAGCCACGTCTGCAGATCATTCCCCTGCAGGTCAACGTCAAATAATTGCTCGCGAATTTGATCAGATACGTCGTCAAGCCTGACCGGCTTACGCGTCAACATGCCAGCCAACATGCGCTCAAGCCTGACGTAATAAGGCGCTAAAACAGACCGTTGCAGCCTGTTGTCATAAGACTCGTCTAATTCTCTTGGCTCTTGCGGTAAAAACTTGCGGTGCCCTTTTCTAATTTTGTATGTGCCACCAAGTAAATGTTCAATCAATCCCCAATGCGGTTCCTGATTAACCCAAGCCGTACTGGGGTCGTTCACCTGAGTGACGTTGCCAACGCGCTGGCGACCACCAGAAAAGCCTGAATACACAGTTAAATCCCGCCCGATACCACAGTTTAGTAGAGCCTAATGCCAGTGCCCCGTCCAGCACGCGCATGAATCATGCTGAAGTCTCTGTAGATCAAGTAGCCCAAAGCATCATTCATATGGTCATAACCCGCATCTTTGTCGGGATCACCGGTCTCGGTGTAACTCTGAAGCTCTAAACATTCAATAGTTCGTTTGCAATTTGCGGCGACCTGCAATCTGACTTCGCCCTTTCCGTTCTCCAGCAAAGCTTGAACAGAAGCCACCCGATCACGGACGGGAGGGTTGGCCTTTGGTGATTGATTACTGAACCCATAGGACTCCAAGATTTGAATGTCCGTACGTGAGGCATTCGTGCTTCTGTTTCCGCCAGATGCGTCAGGGTAGACGTATACCTGGCGTCCATCAGCACGGCGTTGTATTTCTTGGGCCATGGCGTCGGTGTCATGCGCACCGCTGATCTCGTCAATCAGGAGAAGGTTGTTCCCAAGACGAGCCCCGAGGACTGCGGACATGTTCCCGATATTGAAGTCAACCCCGCAACGCAAAGGCTCGTTGCTGACATCAGGAATATCGGTGATTACATGTTTGGCGCGATCAAAACGGTCATAAACCTGACCGGTTGTGAGATTGCAAAATTGTCCTTCTAGATAAGCCTTCAAAAGGCTCGGGTCGTAGTTGGCTTGCAGTCGCTCGATGAAGTCTGGGGGCAGATGTGGATTATCTGCCGTACGCATTCTAATTAGCTTTCGGTCAGGGCGCTGTTGCGCCTCTTCTGTGCCAAACGTGTTCCACATCCAACGGAAGCCTTCAGGCGTTGACACCGCAGCGAACTGTCGAACGTTCCCAGCACGAAGACGGCCAAGGATTTTGGGGAATGCTTTGTTTGCAATACCAGGCGAAACAACATCAACCTCATCCGCGAGGATGTGCGAAAAATTAGAGCCAATAATTCTTTGCCAGTTCTCAAAACTACGGCAAAGCAATTTGGTGTCTTTTTCTAAGTGAAGTGTGTATTCGGGAAGCGGAGATGCTCTGAAGGTGTACGGGATTTCGTACTCCTCCAAGAAATTCTCAAAATCTGTTTGCCAGATGTCGCGGATCAAAGGCCCAGTTGGCTCCATGATGCAACCGATGAAGCCTTGATTAGCCGCGGCCATAAATACCGCCTTGGCACATAAGGCCCGTGTCTTGCCTGCGCCATACCCAGCAGAGACACCGATGATCTCGGTGCTTTGGTCGTCTACAAACTGACGCTGCCCAGGGTGTAGATCTGCCCTGATTCTGTTGAGAATATCTTCGGTTGTTTTTTGATCTGGTGGCTCAGCAAATGCAAGGAGCCGTGTCGGTTCGCAAAGACCAGTCAGCAACGGCATCAGTTCATGTCGAAGCGAAGAAGCTTGGCTTGTGTTTCAAGAGCCTTGATTGCAACCTGCAAATTTTCGTCACGTCCTGCCTTCTGTTCATATTTAACAAGGCGTGCAATTGCAGCAGCCAACCATTCAGGACGCTCAATCTCTGAGTCTTTTTGTATTAACAGGCGAGCCCGCTGCATGTAAATGTCGGCAGTTCTTTCGCTGACACCCCACTGCTCGGCTGCATATTGCAAAATTTCAAAGCGGGAATATGACTTGATAAACAAGCCATACACCGTTGAAACCCTGTGCTCCATCTCCGCGTTAGTGGATTTAGCCATGCCCTGAAGTTAACAGGGGAAACAAAGGATGGTCGGTCAAAGGTCAAGGTGTGGATGAGCTTTTCGGTAGTAGCCCTGCAAACGAATTACTTTCTCTTCTGTGAGGTGCCAGCTACTCACAATCGATCGAAAGGGGCCGACTGAGACGAGCAGATTGCCATCTTTGAGGGTATGGATTTCTGGCTCTGGCATAAGCAAGGCTGAGTCTGGCTTCATATTGAAGGAAGGCGTTTCGCTCCTGTTCATGTTGGAGTGCTTTGAGATGTTCGTCCATGTTTGATTTCGGGGTATTGATCGGGACACCAGGCCCGCCCTGCTTTTCCCACGGGGGTGGGTGTTGTATAGCTTTCAGCCGCAACCTTTAAACGGCATCAGGCACCCCGACAGTAATTAGTCTTCGTCGTCTTTTAAACGAACAGTGACTGTGCAGCCGCTCTCAGTAGCAATTTGCTTAAGGCTGGCGAGTTCGTCATTGTCGTAAGCCCAGTCCTCCCAAATGTGCTCAGAGCCTTTGTAGGCGTTGACGGTGTAGTGAGGCTCGACGGGCGAGAGCTTGAGAAGATTTGACGAATCAAGCCTGTCTTGCGTGGCCTGAAATTCATCAAATAAGTTGAGCCAGGTGTGGTGATAGTCGAGCATGGTGTTGAAGCAAAAGTGTCGAGCGATCTCCGCCCGATGCACACAACATACATCCGGGCATACCCGCTGTCAACGTTTTGCGTTCAAGGCGCAAATCACAGTACACACGATCGCCTCAAGATCGCGACTGTTGACGTTGTATCGACGATTGACAGCATGAATGGCTCTGTCGATTACGTCGCGACCTTTGGAATAGTGGACAGGCTTGATGTCAGGGATTGGTGCAGGCTGGTTGGCTTCGCTCAATACGCGAGCCCTCAGCAGCTCCTGGCGCGGAATGCCGCGTTGCATTGCTTCAGCGTTCAAGGCATCCCTTTCGGACTCAGTCAATCTCACGTCCACACGGACAGGGTATTTGCGGTTGCAGTCAGGCATCAGAAATCAAATAGTTCAGTTGGTTCAGGCTCTTGCAAGCCAGATTGACAAGGGCGTACGTCTAACCCCCAGCGCAAGTTGCTGATCAAGACGTTTGGACTTCCGAGCTTTGCAGCGCGGATGCTGCCCATATTGCTCGCATTGGCAACAACCCACCCGTTGCACCATTCATTGTTGCGAAACAGCTCAACAGGAGCACCGACAGCAGGTGTGTCAAACC